CGGAAATAATTCTAACCAGGTTTTTATGGTAGTCGTTTTCAGCATAGGATAGCTGTTTCTCACAACCACAAACCGGGAATACCTAACCCCATCTTTAGGACTAGGTTTTTGTTGGACAGCCCGTTTAAATATCTCAGCACAACAAGCATAGCTTTTACCGGAACCAACCGGCCCCATAATCCCTCTAACAAAGCTATTGTCCTGTAAAAACTTCCAAACATTAGGAGAAGTACTAAAATCTAGATTCATCGCATTAGGCTTTTCCATTCTTAGGTCCCACCATGTTTATTTCAATTACACTAGGTTTTTCACTCTCAGGAGTTCTATCCAGGATGCCAGCACTCTTAGCCACCATCTGTAAAACCCTAACCTTATCGATCATCTCGACTTCTAACTGCATTTTATCGCCAACCGGCACAGCTCGTATCTTCCGAATAGATTGCAAAGCATGTTCCGGTATATCTTTAGGATCTAAAACACTCACATTGCCTTGCTCATCCCAGTTCAATATATCGGTAATCTTGGCACTAGCTAAACCCATGAGAGCTTCCGCAATCTTTTCTCTATTCTCAAAGATAACATCAGATCCCTTGAGCTTTTTCGATATCTCACGTACTCCGCCCAAGTTACCCATTTTCGGAACAACTCTTTTTCTAGAAGGGGATTTCGTCATCTAGTTCTTCTCTTTTCTCTTCAACCTGGCCACTATCAGCAAAGCTACTAAACTTCGACTGACTAGTATCACTACCAGGAAGCAAAGTTATATTACCCTCATAAGGACCTACAACTATCTCAGTAGCCATCTTCTCAGTTCCATCACTCGCATTGTATTTTCTATAGGTTAACTTCCCATCAACTACGATAGGTGTGCCTTTCTTAACGTACATATCAACAACCCTAATGACATTCTGATTACGAATGATAACCTTATGCCATTGTGTTACTTCCTTCTGTTCTCCAGTTGCCTTGTCCTTGTATTTCTCAGAAGTAGCTAAACTGATGTTCGCTATCTTGTCTCCGTTCTGAAATGCTTTGAACTCAGGATCTCTTCCTACGTTACCAATTAGTAAAACTTTATTTAAACTTGCCATTTGCTAACTCCTCATGAAAAAATGGAAAATAATTTTGTGGGACCCCCTCTATACGTGTAGGGTACCCGCCCCCCCAAGGGTCCGTTTTTTGGCGTGGCGGTCCGGCCTTTTTTACACGTACAATCCATCGTATTATCCTATGTGTACACATTGTAGATCAACGTCTAGGTTTTGTATATTTATAATTTAAAGCTCCTGGCTAATGACTTAGTTATATCTTTTACATCGGTAGCTTCCTTGTTATCAGTGAAGACTGACTTGAAGTATGCCATCGTGTATGGTGGTTGTATTCCTTCTTTCCTTTTATGCTTCAGTACTCTTTCAACAGTCTTGGTAAACTGATCTAGACTTACTCCCATCCTGGCTATGTCTTCTGCCATTGCCTCTTGCCTCATGTCCCATCTCCAGCTTCCTCTTGTTCCCATGATCTGATCTAGCATGTGTGAGTAAGCTTTTACCATTTCTTTACTAATTTCATTTATATTATTATCTATAGTTATATTATTAGAGTTCTGTACAACCTCCAGGGGTTGTTTTTTATGCACAGCATTATCACTAGAAACAACCATACGTTGTGTATTAATATCCTTATTAACAACCATTCGTTGTGTATTGTTTCCGTTTAAATATCCTCTTTCAATAGGTGATTGTAGGCCAGTTCCAAGCTTATTCCAGGCCTCGATAGTCTGTTCACCTGCCAGGTATTTACATACTGCATTGAAGACTGAATCATATGGAAAGTATTCACGTTCACTATCTATGTATCTTTTAGCAATGCTATCAGCTAACTTGGTTTGTGCTTCTGATAATCTAGCTTGTTTCTTTTCTTCCTTAACTTGTTCCTTGACTATCTGCTTCATTGTATCTTCGGCCTTGTTAGCTTCTACTCTTGGATCAGTTGTTATTTGTGCTAGTTCATCTTGGTCGATACCAGGCTCATAAATAACTCTCCAGGAAGCTCCTTTTGGTCCTCTAACTCTCAATGGGTTTTCTTTTCTTACTTTCTCGATGTAGCCCCATGCTACGAGCTTACGAAAGTGTTTTGATACGGCTTGCTGGGTTCTGTTTAGTCTTTTGGCTACTGTTAATTGATTTGGGTATGCGATACCTGACTGACCATTACAGTATGAACAAATAACACCTAATACAATTAATGTAGCTGGCTGGGCTAATATATACTTATCTGAAAATGCCCTGGAAGGTATGTTGGTAAAAGGTGAGGGGGCTTGCATATCTGATACCATCCTATCTTTAGGCAGTTCTAGTATCTGCTTCCTTGCCTCTTTTATCTGCTCAACTCTATCTATCTTGTTCATCATGTTCATTGGCATCTTCATCAGGTTGTGTGATTAATCCGCATACTTTGCATTCATATGTCTTTGTAGTGTCTCGGTGTTCAGTTGTGGCACATTTAGGACAATACGATTCATTCATTACAATAGCTCTAGCTGGTTATCTTCATTAACTTGAAACTCATTGTCCTGGATAAAGCCTGGCAACTCTTTTGCTCTTAGCTTTCTATATAGTTTCATATCTATTTCTTTTACCCGGCTCATCAGCTCTTCGTATTTAACGTCCATTTCCTTCTGCTCCTCAGCGGTTAGCCCATTGTCAAATTTCATTAATTAATGTTCCAGGATACAATGCTTCGACTAATTTCTTTTTCAGTCTGTATGTAGATGTCTTAAAACCTTTTACATCTTCGACAACGTAGTAACTGATCTGCCCCTGCGGTCCTATTTCATCGACCAGGAGATACTCGAAGTCAGCTCTATATGTGCAGATCTTTGTCCCATTAATAATACAATCAAACTTAGGCTGTAACTTTAGGTCCTGGATTATACCTGCATCTAATCGTTTCTTTAGCTCTATGTATCTGTTAGCTTCTTTCTTGCTATCAAACATGATGCCGTCTACCTCGGTCTTGATTGCTCGGTATTTGTTACGCCCGAAGTTAATCTTTGCCATTAGACTTCACCATTTTGTCTAGTGCCTGGGATATATTCAGATCTTTTACGGCTAATTTCTCGCTAAATATGTTGTCATCACTGATAGATCCAGGTTGTCTTTTACGTAAAGCTTCCCTCAAAATGCTCTCAGTTAGTCCGGCCATGGTCCATCTTTCCTTCTTGGCCTGGTACTTCAACATATCGTAACATTCCCTTGTTAACCTTAGATAAAGTGGCACAATTTCCATTCGTTTTTCCTACTGTACAAAATTAATTTTAAAAAAAGTAATCTAGATCTTGTATATTAGATATCGAAGTGATATATGTATATAGAACGTTAGATGAACGTTCGTTGAACAAGGAGGCAAAATTGATTAACAAACTAACAAAACAAGATTGGCAAACACTTAATGACTTAGAGTTTGATCAAGATATTTTTGAAAAAGAATATGATAGTGATTTATATATGTTTGTATTGTGTATGGGGCAAAACAAGCAAGAAGATTATGAAGAAGGTATCAAGTATGGTGACGTTACACTTAAAGACCATGATGAATTTTTCAAACCTATAAATGCTTTGTTAAATAAACTAAAGCCATGCCCACTTGGTTTTATTCAAGGAGATGAATTTCCTATGAAACAACATTGGTCGGAGGCAAGCTAATGGCTTACAAAACCACAGCCGGTCAAGAACATTCCGGCATTTACTTTGCTTACGTCAGGGTTAGTACTGACGATCAGGACGTAGCAAGACAAGAGATGGAGATCAAGAAGTGGCTTAACGGCGGTGATCACCAGGTCTTATGGTTTAGGGAAGAGGGGATATCAGGTAAGATAGCTCCGGAGCATAGACCAAAGCTTAACGAATGTATCGAAAAGGCCAAGGCCATGAAGGGTACTATCATCGTAGCTGACCTGGATAGATTTAGCCGTACTACCTGGCACACTCTTAAATTCTTTGAGACTATTCTTAAAAAGAATGCGGTTAAACTTGTTGTATGTAATGACCCTACAATTTCAGAAAACAAACAAAACTTCTACATGAAGGCAATGTTTGCTGACTTTGAAAGAGATAAAATATCTGAGCGTACCAAGTCAGGCCTGGAAAGAATTAAGAATGAGCTGAGAGAGAAGGGCAGTATAATATCTAACAAGGGTAAGCGTATTACTAAGCTTGGTATTCATGATGAAATGGATAAGGCCAGGGCATCAGCTTCTGAGGCTGTTAGAGCAATAGCACAAAACTTTGCTAATAAAATTGCACCGACTGTTTCTAAACGTCTGCAAGCTGGCGATAGCTACAGAGAAATAGCTCAAGAACTAAATGATTTAGAAGTACCAACGGCAAGAGGTGGTAAGTGGCACGCTTCATCAGTAAGAAACATAGCTAAAAGATTGGAGAAAAGAAATGAAGGATAAAACTATAGATTCAGTCAATGACGTCCATCAATATCTTATCCATAAATATAATATCGAGCTTGTTAAACTTGAAATGGCAACTCATCATGCAAGACAAAAAAGGATGAACAGTAAATTACAAAGATATTTTAACTCAACACCAATAAGACATGCATTCGCTAGGTGGATGGTTTATGCTATGTATACCTATCGACCTTACACTATTGCAGAGCTTGTTGATGAAATTGGTAGCAACAGACAAACCATTTCTGACATTGTAAAAGATTGTGAAGCAGAAGGCTGGATCACAGTTGATAGACGAGATAATACGGCTTCTTGTAAAGGCACACATATACTTGTAGAGAAATATGAAGAGTACTGCGACTATAGAAGAACTCTTGTAAATAGTGTGTCAGGTGAAGCTTTCACTGACCTCGGAAACTTCGAGAGAACTATGTCAATCGGATTTGCACTGAACAAGCATCATAATGCCAATTCGATAGGTGTTGATAATGTTAAACAGATTGTTGAATAATAGAACGTCATGTGATCGAAGTGTGACAGAAAGGAGAACGTAAGTGAAATATTATAAGAAAAAAACTAAACCGACTAATGATAGCTTGATTGGCCACAACCAGCCACCAGGTGCAATGATACCACCTATGAGCGATAAAATGGCAGACGAGTACTTCGATAAATTACCGGTCGGTAACATCTTAAAAAAGCGTATAAAAGAAACTGGTGATTTTAGCGGAGCTGAGTTACGTGATGGGCATGTGTTCCCTACGTTAACTGGTCCACAAAAAGAAAAGATCGCTCGTATGCTTTTAAATGGCAAAGAGTATTTAACCTATAAAGATATCCGGGTAGCCGTTAGAATGACGATACCCATGGTCGATATACAAATGATTAAATCAACTGCCCGCCATTTAAGATTGCTTAGTGCTGAGTTAAGAAAAATATCTAAGGATGCAAGCAAGTCTAAATTTGAAAGAGTAATCAAAGCCCAAGAGGCTGTAGTACAAACGAACTTATCTATAAAGACTACTCATGGATTATTTGAAATGCTTGGTATACATTCTCTAAGATGACCTATTTTATCTCACCACAAATCAAAGACTTAGAGCTAGTAAATCAACATATGGTATATGTTTTTGCCAAGACTTCTAGCTTATGTAAATGTAACTGCAACAGAAAGGTAAATAAAAATGCTGATATATCAACACTTTAGGGAAGACCTATATAATAATATTATAAGTTTGTCGCATAATATATATCATGTCAGCCCCACAAACCCCCTTTTTAGGCTAATCCCTCTAGCTTTTGTAATACTTACCAAGGTAATCTTCTACATCCTTTTGACAGTATTTGCACTAGCCGTAATCTACTACACATTTCATATTGCATGTCTCGCTGATGACGTTTGCTTCGCACAAAACTATGAGGTGCTAAGATGACAAAATGGTCTGATGATGCAGTAGAACTAGGGGCTTCAAAAGTAGGGGCAATAGTTTTAGGCAAGGATCCTTTCAATACAAATGAAGGTATTCGACAAATAATTTTAAATGCACGTGAGGGCGTAACAACTATTGATAGGTCAATGTATGCTGATGCCCAGGAGCGTGGAAACTATCTTGAAGAATCATTAATATATTGGGCAAGTGATAAGCTTGATGCAATGTGTGCTGATGATGTGGCGTGTAATTATATTCCTACAACTGATGCCCACCGCAAGCCTGATTTTAGGCTCTGTGCATCGCTTGATGCTATCTTAGAGGTAGTTGGGGGAGAACTTACAATACCTAACCCACAAGGCGATCCTATCACTGTTAAAGGGTATGGAGCGTTAGAGATAAAGACTGATGGTTGGGATGATGGCCCGCCTAGAGCAGAACAAGTCATTCAGCTACAAACACAAATGCTATGTGCTGATTTCGAGTGGGGCGTGATTGCCAAGCTTGGGCCTAAGTTAAAGTTTCAGCTATATCCATATAAGAAAAGTCAGAAGCTACAAGGCATTATTATGGAAAAGGTCCAAGACTTTTGGTACCGAGTTGATATGGATGTACCTTATCCACCAATAGATAATGGTAAGCCTGAGACTATATCCCTTGATCACTTGAAGACTAAGCCTGAGATAATTCAAATCATTACAGATTATAATAAATGTAAGGCTGAAATGAAATCCTGGAAGCTTCGCATGGAAGAATGCCAGGAAGCATTGGAGCTTGTTCTTGATGAACATGATGCGGAATACGCCAAGGTAGGCGGATATAAAATAAACTTTCCAATAGTTAAACGTAAGGCACAACCGGAAAAGGTTATACCGGCTAGGCCATCCACAGAACATAGACGATTTTCAATAGAGGAGATTAACAATGAATAGTCTTAGAACTAACTTAATACCTACTGACGTAGACCAGGCACTTAGAATATCAGAGATGTTTGCTAAGTCAGATTTGGTACCTGATAATTATAAAAACAAACCAGCTAATATATTTTTAGCCGTATCCGCAGGGGCTTCTCTTGGCCTAGCACCTTTCCAGGCCATGCAGAATATTGCAGTCATAAATGGTAAGCCTTCTATATGGGGCGATGCCTTACTGGCTATGGTTAGAAATGATAAGCGTTGTTTGTCAGTCAAGGAAACAATAGAAGGTGAAGGAACTGCACGTAAAGCTACATGTTCTGTATCGAGGCTTGCACCAAATGGTGAAACTGAAGTTATTAGTTCAAGCTTTACTATGGGGAATGCTCAAAAGGCTGGCTTGCTTAATAGAAAACCATGGCAATCTTATCCTGATAGAATGCTTCAAATGAGGGCTAGGGGCTTTGCTTTACGTGATGCTTTTGCTGATGTGATAGGTGGTTTAATTACCGCTGAAGAAGCTGAAGACTACCCAATAAAAGAGGCTCAAAAAAATCAAGGTACATTACCTAAGTATGACAAAGACAATAGATCTACAGAGGATATTGTAGAAGCCTTGGAAGACATGAGCAAAGAGCAAGAAGAAAAAGTAGAAGAAAAAGATTTGCTTTGGTCTCTAAATATTCCTGGTAAACGGCCACTGAGGCAAAAGAATAAAAATGATTTTGTTATGGAGTATAGGCATTACATGGAGCTGATTAACAGAAGTAAGATTTGGGACTTTGAAACTAAGAAAAAGAAATACAACGAGCTTAAAACTCTTAACATGGAAGTGTTAGAACAGTTAAGACAAGTTGACTTTGGACTAGTTGAAGAAATTGAAATGGACGAAGGGAGATTGTTCGATGCCGAAAATGCCTTTAACTCCTAGACAACTTTTTCTCCTAAAATTTTTAAAGGAGTATTCTGAACATAGAGGTTTTATGCCTACGTATAGGGAAATAGCCAAAGCTTTAGATGTTGTTTCAAACAATACAGTTTTTCATTTACTGAAAGCATTAGAAGACAAAGGTCACATAACTAGGTTTAGGGAAAATGGTGGCTGTTCCCATAGAGGTATAGAGTTAGTCTCTAATTAAACCTGGTCTATAGCCCCTGGATCGATCGTAAGTAAGCGTTTCTTTTCGGGGGCTGTCTGATATTGAACAATGAACCCAACCACTATTAGGCTGTCCAGGCTTATAGCATTCTAGTATAAGCTGATCAAACTCTAGGTTCTCTTCTATCCATTTACATAGATCATAGTTATCAATACCGGCTACCTCGAAGTCACCAGCCTGGCCTTTGGCATGTTGGCTAGTAGCTTTCGATCCGATAGCTTCGCATAGAGCTACAGATCTATAACCACTTGATACAATAAAAGGACCGAACTCATCTCTGATAGGTTGTAGTATTTGTTCAGCTAACATCCTCATGTAATACAAGTGATCTGCTGTAGGTGTATTATTAATACCTTTACGCTCTGCGGTTTGGCTTTTTATCAGCTCCGCCACACTAAAATTAGGTGATAGGTTCATTTACTTTTAGCCTTTATAAATTTAGCTTTCATGTCTTCAAAGCTCATTGACTTACTGTGACCTTTTTTACTTCTTTGTTTTGCAAACACGTTTGCCTTATTGAGATCATCAAAGGTACCAATGGCTTTTACTTTGCCTTGCTCATACAACCTACTAACATGATCTTCGGATAATGGTTTTTTTTCTCCCTGGAAAACAGAAGGTGCAACAACCCAACTACCTTTTTTATTTTTAAAAGTAACAGTAAGTTCATGACTCATTATTTTCTCCTATGATTTTTTCTTTTTTTTAAATCCAGCCTTCATGTTAGCGTAAGCTTCTTTGCTGATTGTTGAGTTTTTTTTGCTTCTTGAGATACCCTTCTTTTTACGGGCATTTATGTTTGCATATAAACCTGGTTTAGACATCATGGTTCCTTTCTAAAAGGTTAACGTAGCCACCGACTACAGTTGGTTCCC